GTAGTTATCTTGATTTGGTTTTTACAAACAACACTTTGGGTTAAGTTTCTTGCGTATGAAGAAACGTTTACAATAGGGTTAACACCACCAGGAACACCAGGGTTACCCGAAATACTTGCAGCATCTGAATTTAATAAGATTGCTGTATATCCGAGGTTTTCATTACCACCATTTTTAGTTGTTAAATCAATAGTAGCAGTTCTACCAGATTCATCCAAACTTAAAGTAGTTACCGATGATTGGATATATGGTAACTTCAATGTTGTTTTTGGAAGAGACAATAATTTGTATTTCATTGAATAGTTTTCATCGGTGATGGCTTCAACCACCGGCATATTCTCAATGATAATACCATAGTAATCAGTTCCGAGCGGGTGGGCTGGATTCCATAATTCGTAATCAACCTCATCGTCCGCCAATGCGAATTGAGTGATTTGAAATTTGTCACGACCTTGTGCAAGTAACTCTCTACCCTTTTTTGTAAGGATAGCGTCTACAGTTACTGATGAGTTATCTAAAAATCCCATGTTGTTTTCCTAATTTATATAATATAAATATTGTTTTTTCTTTTTTATGTTATAGTCTTTGTATGTTACTTTTCACATTCTTGATAGGTTCTGCCTTAAATAGACTTGCTTGAGACTTAATTATACCGGCACTAGCAGAACCACTACCTTTATAATTAGTAGCAACCAAGTTTTTAGGATTCATTGCCTTGACAACTTTTCCAGTAGGACTCTTCACGTCAAGAACACCACCACCGGCGGTTGTGGTAGAGAATACCAATTTATTTGGTTTTACTTTTGTAACCACAATTACAGGACCACCATCAGGTGTATCGGGTGAGTTGGTTGTTAATGAATCTGAACTAACTCTACATCCATTATATTTTAAATTTTCAAGAGCAAGACCTTGATAGTCAGAACCTTCAGCTGCTTTATATGAAGATGAATATGCCAACCCAAGACTTGCCGAAGTTGATGTACTATAAAATAAAGATACAACTTGTCCACCATTTTGAGATGGTCTGGCTCTTAAAGCACTACTTCCGGTTGGAATATATTCCCAATAACCATTTGTTGTTGTGAAGTATTCACCAGATGAACTTAATTGAGCTATATAGTATTTGTATGTAGATGGTTGGTAGTTGTATAAATCGATAGCACCATCAGTAAGGTCAGATGACCCGCTTCTTAAACCATAATCTTGACGTGATGCCGATAACGATGGTATGATACGACCTATATTAGCAGAGTAGTCATGTCTTGTATGTGATATACCACGAGGTCTACGATATTTACTTCTTTCAAATACATGAGGTTCTATCATTATACCTTTGCGCCAATCTACACGAGCTGGAAGCAATTGTCTGATTTGTTCGAATACTGACATATCATATCGTGCTAACATATCCATAATCAAATCAATAGCAGTTCCGGCTGTATACTTTTGGAAGTAGTTTCTTGCTTTGAATTTTAATAAAGGGTAATCGTCATTAAATCTCTCATCAGAATCACCAACCCAATCGTCTATTTCAAAGTAACCTTCAGAGTTGAAGATGTCATAATTGATGGTGTCTACAGTTGAGAAATAAGTTCCGATTAAATTAGAATCTAAAGCAGCATAATCATACTCACTTTGTTCAACACTATAGTCGGGGTTTAGAATACCCTTCAACGATGCAGATTCGATTCTTATTTTATTGTTCATTAGGTTTAGGGCACCGACTGATGGTATTGTCATCCATTGCGTGTCCACCTCGCCAACAAGATTTGATGTTGATACGTTTACAAAAGAAGCGCTTAGGATTGATGATTGGTCAGTCGATGTTATCTTTTGATTTGGGTGAATTGATACAATTGAAGATGTATTGAATGAACTATCAGGATAAATTCTATATAATAACTTATCATACGATGTCAACATATTCAAATCTGTTGTATTATCATCAGCAAAATATGCTTCTCTATTTTTAGCGTGTTCTTTTACAAGTTCATTACTTAAAACAGTTGTGTAATATCTAACTTCTTGAATACTTGCTGTGTAATTGTTAGATGCGAATGTATACGGACCAGGAACTCTTAAAGTACCACTTCCAACAGACCATATAGAGTTTAATGTAGAATTGGCTGATGTTGTTGATGCCGTTGGGTTTGCTAAAACATATCCAAAATCATCTACCATAGCTGCGTTTATTGACAAACTTGATGATGCTATAGTAAATACAACATCACGTCTGGTTTTGTATGGAATATAACTTGAACTGATTATATTACTACCATTCACACCAGCACGAATTCTCGCCTCTTTTGATGTAGAATTATAGTCCCAAAAATAATCAAGATAGTCAGAGCCACTTGTCAATCTCATGATGTGGTAACTACCCAATGGCATCTTACCAATTACCTCAATTGTAGATGGTCTTTGATTATTTATAGTACCCCAAGGGTGTGTAGAATATTGGTCTTTACTTAATTCTAATTTGTATAAGAAACGCTCGTGTTCATAAACATTTTTCTTTTCGTTGATAGTGGGGCCGCCCCATTCACGAATTTGTAAAAATGCTTGTGGGATACCATATGACGCAAGTATTGCTTTTATTGAACGAGCCGTACCTTTTGTTTTATATAACATGGGGATTGTGTTTACAATACGTCTCCACGTTTCATGGGTTATTTGTTCTCGTGCTTTAGATTCCAAAGAGCCAGTCTGATACAACGTACCATCGTTTTCAACACCTAATGCGTATTTCCAAAGATTTACATCAGAATATCCATTTGATAACTGCCAACCCACAGATTGAGCTACTGATTTCAAAATCTCATCAGGCATACCATCTTTGGGATGTTCTTCACGTTTGTTTATATCAGTTAACGATTTTATGTAAGTCCAATACACGTCAAAATGTTGACCAATCATATCTACAAATGTGATGTAGTCGGAATTAGTATCATCTTCTTGTAGATGGATTGGAATAAAGTTTCTTAACCGAGAGTCGTTTAATTCATCATATAAGGAAGCCGATTCATACACACCAACATACCACAACTCAGCGGTCGAACTTGTTGAATGTCTTAAAACATGAGGGTATGTTGATACCTTTGGGTATGGTTCAATTTGATATGCAGACGATGACCAAAATGTATAATTGTTTTTATTAACATCATAATACATCCATGATTCAAAATCATCAAATCCGCCGATGATTCTATCTCTACGAACTATTGATTGTGATATATTTGTTATAGCTTCAGAACCACTAACACCTGTTAATAAATCTATCCGTGAATTGTAGTTTTCGATTTGTTTAATCTTGTACATAAAGTTATCAACACGTTCGGTGGCTGATGAAAAGTGTACAAAGTTAGCAAAGTCTGAATAATCGATATTCAATTTGGTTTGACCTAATGACCCACTAAAGTAATGGTTTATGATTTGTTGAGATGTGGTCATGTCAGCATCTAACAAACTATTCCACGTCTGCCAATCAGTTGAATTGCCCGAATTTGATGTTACATCTATAGCAAAGTTTGGTTCTGAAAAGTCATCTCTATCCGGCTTTACCGATGATTCTGGAAATACTATAATCTTTTCTACATACGATTTTAGCAAACGACCACATATCGATACACTATTTCTGACTTGTACTTCGTTGCCCAATGGTTTTGTTAATTTAACAATCAATGAAGTGTACTTTGATGGTGATGCTTCAAATCTTGAATAAGTTACCTTATCAAATCCGGCTGTTAAATTTAATATTTTAGTTTCCAAGTCAGGGGCGTAAACACCATCCGGAAGATTATCCACATCAACCAAACCGCCTTTACGAGTAAATCCGTACCCACCATTAACACCCGTTGGTTCTAATTTATAGTAATAAAAACGACCGGTTGCTTTTCCAGCTAAATCTTGATTTGTGTTAGAGCCTCCGATAACTGTAGGTGGGGTAAATATTTCTATGAACAAAAAATCACCATCAGAGTCAACGTGGTTTGTTTTTAAAAATCGTGTACTTACATTTTGGAAAGTACCACGAGGGCATTGTAATTCGGTTTCTACAACACCAACAGGAGCACCGGAAAACTCCATGGATACTACATCATACAGGTTGTTTTCGCCAAAGTTTAATACAAAATCTCTATGAATATTAGTAGACCTGTTAAAAGAGTTTTTAACACTATTTGTGTTGTAGACTTCATTTAATAGGTTGAAATCTTTTTCAGCGGGCGCAAGTTCATCTTCAATGTCAAGCTCTCCGGTTGACCCGGAGGATAATTGTGGAATATTACCAGCACTAGCTTTTCCAGATGTTGGTGATTTAAAGGATAATTTTAATTCCGTTCTATCAGCTGATATTCTACTTACAATCACATCTGAATTTTTAGGAGTACCATTAAACCTTTGTAGGAAATTATAAACCAAAGAATATGTACCTTGATTAATTCCGGCATCTCTAACATCCTTTTCCGGCTGAATGTATAATTTAGACCCAATATAATCTAACGGATTACTATAGTAAGATTGTATGCGATTTTCACCTGCGTATATGTGTAGTTCGGAAACAGTATCTACATCACCCTCATCGTAAACACCTCTCAAATCATTTTCGGTAATTTTTAATATTGTTTTTGATAAGGCATCTTTACTACTTGATGGAATAGTCTCACCAAATACCGGAACATATCCCGTAATGTCGTCTATATTTGTAAATCTATTTAATGACATATTAAACCTGTTGTGTTTCCCAAGCGTAACCATTCCATCTATAAGTCACACCTTGATATTGTCGGAGTTGTCCAATTGGAAAACCCGCTTGGCCAAATGGTGGATATACAATTGGTAAACCCACACCACCTGAATTTGTACCTGTGTTTGTATTGGATGTGGTAGCCCCCTCTTCAGTTACTATAATTTCAGTTGTATATATTGGGGTTGGATTTATATTTACAATTGTTGGAGTCTGTCTTAACTCATCTGAAATTGCATCTATGAATTCGTTAAAAAAAGAATACTTTGTATATTTTTCAGTATCAGTTGAATCATCGACACCAATACCAAGCTTTCCGTATTGTTGTAACGGAGTTCCATTTTCATCAAATGAAACAGGGTATGATATTATCTGACCCCTACCATTCCTTTTAATACTTCTTTCAACTGCCATTATTTAACCACTTTGAAATAAAAATTATCATCATAGTATTTTGTAGTACCATTCATGACAACTTTAAATACAAACTTATAGAATCTTTCGGGCTGTAATCCATTGAACCAAAAATTAAAATAATTGGAAGTGGAATCACAACTTATCTTTGTATAAGTATCATGGAACGGAATAATTACTTGATTGGTTTCAGCATCAACCAACGAATAATAAGTTGTTTGTGGTAAGTATTTTACAACTTTGGTAGGTGATGTTGAGAATGTTCGTGTAGCATATCTCTCTCTACCAAATACTCTAATCTTAGCCTTTGATGTTTCTTTGTATTCGGTTGTTAATCCTTTTACATATAATACAATGTCATCAGCACCACTTGCGTTAGAAAGAGCCGTCAATGACCCAGTTGAGAACGTAAAGTCATCCCATCTGATATCTAATGATGGTGGGTAGATTGTATGTGTATCGGTCGAAAAATACTTCATAGAACCAAACTTTTTTGTAGAAGATTCATCGGCTCTGCTTTTTAATACAATAAACCCATTGTTAGTTCTATCGCCAACCAACCAATCATTAACGTAATCGGTAACTTCAACATTTAAGTTTTGAACGTATCTATCAAAGGATTGTGAATACGATGTATTTGTTCCCCATGAAGATGTGTACCAAGTGCCACCGCCTTGATTTACATTATATCTTGATTCAAATGTCTTATCAGTATAGTATGCGCCGGTTGGGTATAATACAGGATCAGTTCTTAATAAAAATGATGACAAAGACGCACTAGCGTCACCAACTGTATCATTAAAGTATGTCCATCTGAAAAAGTAATAACCATCTTGTGCCGCGACAAAACTTGAGGTGTGTGGTGATGACCCACTTATATATTGAGAGTACCCATTTATTTCGGTAGATTGTAATTGTCTACCATCCGGCTCTAATATCGAGAATGCAATAGAACTACTAGCATCAGATGATGATGCAAACATATTTCCACTATTTAAATCAAAGCTGGCAGTATATCCAACACCACCATATAATTCAAATCTTTTGACTAATGTAGCTCCACCAAAATTAGAAGCACTCATGTTTAGTCTACTTTGACTAACAAATATGGTAGCAACCTCACCTAAACTTCCCGTGATTGGTTCACTTAAAAAATAACTCGCAGAAGCAGGTGTGCCTGTGATTACAAATGTGTCGTTTAGAAGAACACCGGCTTCTTGTTGTTTATACAGAAAGAAGTTATCAATTGTAGCAGTTACCCCATTCGTTGCATCTTGGTCAAAGAATATAAATTGTATGTTGTGATTTCCGGTAGTGTTTGGTGTAAATGATATTGATTGTGTAGATGCTGTTCTGATAGATGAGGTATAATTTGTAACCTCATTTGAAGTAAAATACAAACCATTTGGCCTTTGGATTCTAAAATCAACGGCTTCTATAGTATTTGGATTTATTTCAAAGTTTACATAATATGTAGACCCACTTTGTAGCGAAGCGGATAGATTAACAGTGCCCCCACCATAATAAGATGCGGATAATTGCATATGGTAAGCGTTGTTTACTTGGAGTACAGGAGCAGTACCATTGATACCATTGATTTGGTCTACAAGTTCGAATGGAGTTGTTGTAGATAAGAAATCATAATAACCAAGAAGACCAGGAACAGTACTGGCATTTAAACCATTAAATGAATTAGCTTGAGCTACACTCCACTCGGTGATACCATCACGATATACCCAAGATACACCTTGAGTATTGTGTGGGGTGTCCGGCTCCGAACCAACACCCTCTTCCCAAGATTCTTTGATTGGGTAAACATATAGGGTATAGTTTGGTGCTACTTCAGTTTCATCAATAGATTCAAGGTGTAGATAATATTTTATATTTCCACTAATATTACCATCAACAATAGACTGACTGATTTCTGATAAATCATATTGTAATAAAACACGGCTGTTTCCTAACAACGAAGTGTCGTCAGTATCATATAATTTTACAACTTCAAGAATCTCATCCTTACCGGTGTTCTGATTCTTACGAAGTGTGTCTTCGTAGATTGTTGCGTCTTTCTTTGGATATAGTCTATAAATCATTTCTTACCTCTTAAAACAATCTAACTACCTTGCCACGAATATCCGTGTCGGGATATTTTACTTCAAAAATAGCGGGGTCTTTTGGTGGATATATCATACCATTTCGTGTAGCGTTTTTCATGTCGTATTTATTGGATGAATATAATCCATCATATTTGTTTACAATTTGTAGTCCACCTTCACCATTTTCATTTGGTCTAATAACGCTTTGTACACCCGTTACACCATCCAATAATACATAGACATCCGATAGATTTATTGGTTGATTTATTTGCATATTATCAACATGGAAATATTTTTTAAGGGCGTCAACACATCTTAATAATACCTCATTTGAATTGTAATTTGGTAGTACAATAATTTCAAAGTCGATACCAACATTTACAATGTGAGCATTCTTAATATTAACAGCGTCAGTTAGGATTCTATAATATGACAAATAATTTTTAAGATTCTCTTTTGTTGCGGTGTTTAGATTTTTCAATCTCTGATTAGCATCGTACCCAAGAACATAGAAGTTGATGGCTAATGGGTTGGGAATTCCATTTTTACTAATATAAGTTCCATCAAGAGCAGTAGATACTTGGAAATCAGGAGCAACATATGCTTTTGATACCGAACCAAATTGGGGTGGTAGTGCATATGCTCGTAACACATAATCCTCACGAGTTACTGCTCTGTTTTGGGCCCTAAAATATGATATAGCATTTTGACGAACGTCTTCAATATCTTCTTCATATTTACCACCACCAGCAGCGGCTTCATTGGTTACAGCCACCGAACGTTCGACAACTCTTACCACAGTATTATCCAAGTCCGATGAGTCATTTTCTAATACTAAATCCGATATATTCGTTAGGTCTTGAGATGGTACGTTATCAATGACACCATTACCAACTCTATATGTAATTGTTAATGTAGTATTTGATGGAGCTATACCATATGTCTTTGAATACATAAAGTTAGATGGGTCAATCCCTTGGTCAAGATTTGAAGTCGAATTATATAAAGCAGAACCCACATTGTTCGGATTTGGTAAAATTTCCTCATCAGCATTAGATGATATGCCGGCTCCAAATTGAATATCAATTGAACCATCATCTATAACTCGTGTAACAAATCGTTTGGGTACTTTTTTAAGTCTTAACAAATATGGGGTTTCTGATGAGTATACCGACATTTGTAATGAGTAGTCTGTGGTGTTGGGGACTTGTTCAAATATAGTGTCTTGTGCAAGATATTCCACCTTTGACCACACATCGTCATCGTCATCTGTAATTTTAATTACGTCAATCAGACCATCATCTTCGATTTTGATTTTGTCATAAATCTTTGGAGATGTAAATGTAAATGTGGCAGTCTTTTCTTCACCACTAACAGCCTTGACGTATTTTTTAAGAAGATAGTATATTGGTTCGTTTGTAGTTTCATCAATTTGATAAACAGTTACTTCAGTAGGGTCATATGATGATGAAAATGTAAAATTTACTTTTTCTACAGTTGAAAATGTGACATTTGGACTTGATACTGAAGATACTTTCATACCTTCTTTTATTGTGAGTGCATATTCAAAGTTCGGAGATACACTGTCACCAGACCCCTTTGATGGCACTATTTGGTATACACTTAATGTTGTACTTGCTGGGACATTTAACTTTGGTTTGTACCCCAAAGATTGAGCTATTGTAAATACATTTTTCTTTTCTTGAGCTTCTTCAAGAATAGATTCTCGTAATTGAACATCAGTATAATACGAAAGGACATCACCAACATATGATGCCATTTCCATAAACATCATTCCAGGTGAAGCCTCATTAAAATCGTTATACGTTTGTGGGAAGTAGTTTTTTGTGAAGTCGATTAGATTTTGTCTTATGTCACCAAAATCACGACCAATTAAATTTACTTCTTTTTTTATTTTATCTGCCATTTATATTCCTCAAACTAATGTCATACTTCCTTGTGATGTGATGTTCATTGTTATGTTCCGATTAGCGCCTCGTTCAGTTACTCTATAATTTAACGATATGTTTATTCTATTTGAATCTTCATTAACATTTACATCTATAGAATTAATTATAATATATGGTAACCAAAATTGGATATCTTGTGTTAAAGATTCTGATAGTGATGCTTCAAGGTCATCGGTCATTTGTTCAAATAACAAAGAATAAACATCAGTACCAAAAAATGGTTGAAAGGGTCGTTCACCTTTTCGGGTTAACAATAAATTTTTTAAATTAGAGATGGACTGGTCTTCTGTGGTGTATGATAGTTTGAATAAAGGACTACCACCCAATGGTAGCATAACACCAATAGCAACATTCTTTTTTAAATCAAGTGGATTTATTTTCCATTCTCTACGAGCAGCCATTACATACCCTTCTTCTTGGCGTCAATAGCTTTCATTAACGCAGAATAGTCTTTTGTTAAAGCATCAACCACAGCAGCACCGGCTTCAGTTTGTTGAAGCTGCTCTACCGAAACAGACCTACCTTCGGCTGTTTCTAATACACCACTTTGAACCGACCCGAATCCCTGAGCCATGTTTGATGTGAAGACTCTGCTACCACCTGTTGAATTAATACTTCTCCATTCACCACTATCAGCAGTCTCATTTAAAAGTTCAGAAAACTTACCAGTAAATGTAACATTTGATTTCTTATTTGGGGTAGATTCAAAAATATGTTCAACATCCAATGGGTCTTTTGTTGGTGTTGATTTTTTATTGGAAGTAGATTTCATTTCCTTTATAATGGATTCACGGATAGCCTTTTCACGTTTGGCCATCTCTTTTTTTACTTCCTCT